ACAAATTGTACCGCAAGTATCACACAAGTTTTCAACTTCGCCTTTCCCGTTGCAATATTCACAAGGTTTAAAAGTTCCGTTTACGCACCAATTACTTGTGCCTGTTCCGTCACAGTATTTACATTTCATATCATCACTCCTTATGTGGTTGTTTTAACCACTCCACCACTTCTTCTATGAACTTTTCCATATCGACAGAACCTCGTTTAACGGGATGCATTGCTGACAGTTCTATCTTTACAAGGAACTCTGCCTTTTCTTCCGTTGTTAGGTTTGCAAACCATTCTTCGTTGGTCATCGGTTTATGTGCCACATTCCTGCATTGTTCGAACATTTCTTCTTTTGACATTTTCATGTTCAGCATTTTTTCAAACATCTTTTCCGTGTTTGTCATTCTGCCACCTCACCACCTTAATCTTCATAGCACTCGTTATAAATCTGACGAAGCGTATCAGAAGCGTGTAATATCTTCCGCCTCGCCTCTATGATTTCTTGTTCTGCTTGTTCTGCTTCTTCTTGCAGTTCGTCATTGTCACTTAAATCATCATCAATAACCGCTTCTAATTTCTTTTTTGCTTCGTCAATATCATCGACAATCCAATCTAATAGCCTTAATGTTTTTCTCATTCTGCCACCTCACCATCTTCTGCTGATATGCCACAGGTCGCCAATTATAATGCCAATTAAGATATAAAACTCTATTGGTAATTGTATCTCGGTCATTCTTCTACCTCACAGACTAAAATAGTCCTCTAAATCATTTCTCCACAACCGCACATCATCGTCCACTTCAAAATAATCTCCACCACTATCTCGGCAATCTACAACAACCTTGTAATCCCCATAACCCTCTGCAACCAATTTGTCAATTCGGTCTTTTAATTCTTTTATGGTCATTCTGCTACCTCACTCCCCCTCTTTTCTTTTGCATTTTCATATTCCGTCCCACAGTATTCGCATTTATCTTCCCGTAATGGTGCGCCACAATTTTTGCAGGTTTTGGCAACAATTTTTTCCTCGTTTTTTACCTGCCAATCATGTCGCCCAAACCCAACCACTGGTACGCCCATGTTTTTCTCACACTCCCTTTCTGCGAACACCTAACACGGAACGGATGTATCGTTTGTATTTTTCATCATCTTCTTTTCGTTCTTCAAAATCAACCATTCTTGAACCGCAATATGGACAGTAACGGAAAAGTTGTTGCTCGCCATCTCTATCCCAATATGCCTCGTTTTTACACACCGAACAAGCATATACGTTGCCACCATTTGCATATTTCCAATACGGAACAAGCTGTTTCCCTTCTTCACGAAACCCATATTCGCCAAGTAAATATTTACCTTTTTCTGTCATGGTATCTCCACCTTACACTTCAACCATCTGCGACCGAATTGCCAGCACTCCTGCTCGGTGTTCATGAATATGTCCAACGCATTGTTTCTCCCATCCCCAAATCTGTCCGTAACAGTTAGTATTTGCCCGTTAGGAAGCGTTAAACGTGTGCCGAATGGTATTACTCGTCCGTTGATTCTATCCACGGCACAGTGACCTATTTGGGGCATTACTCCGCTTGCTGTTGGATTACCACTGTGAGTGTAGGCGGAAGCGTTTAATGTCACCCAGAACACTGCGATCAAGATTAATGCTTTCATTGTTCACCACCGTCCTTATACGGATACCATGACTCATTTCTTTTTCTCGTCATCTCATTAAGTTCTTTTCTGTATATACAAGACCTTTGGAAAATCACACTTTTTTCTACCGCTTTCCCACGGTCTGCATCAAATATCTCGTCCGGCGTTTCCAACACGCTGTAGGAATAACTGTAACTAGAGTACAATCGTGTTAGCTTTGCAAATCCATACTTATACGGTTCAATAACAACAATAAGCTCCATGTTTACTTTCACTTCGTTGCCGTCATGATCGTGTAGTGTTAAAAAATTCATGTTTCCTCCTCCAGCGGCCGCTCCGCTGTTGCCAGTTCTGCTCGTGCCATCTCCACGTCCATGGCAGGCATGTTCACGTAACAATATAGCTGGCGCCCGTCTTCCACCCGTCCGTCCAGCAAGATGTGCCACACCTCTGCGTCCAGGATCCACTTGGGTATGGCGTCCAGCTTAACGTCCCACCCCATCTCGCCGGTGCCGTTTTTCTTGGGGTCGTTGTGTACGTTTATCTTCCGGTCGATGATACTCAGCCTACCGGCGCGTCTCCTGTAATACCGGAAGGTCGTCTCGCACACCTTCTCCCCGAATATCCACTCATGCTGCAGTTGGTAGTTATCGTACGCCAGCACCTGCAGTTCGGTTATGTCGTGCAGGATGGATAAAAGGTCTTTAAGAATTACCATGTTCTCACCCCATCTTTAACCTGTAATTTTTAGTCATGTCCTTTTCAATCTCAACCCGGTACGCTTTACTGCGCTCGTATATCCGGGACCCGACTGCCTCGTCTATGGCGATCAGACCGGCAGTGGTGTATTCGCAGGATATGATCGTCACCCATTTTTTGTCCTGGTACCGGTGGTTCAATATCTGGAAGGCAAGGTTCACGTCTGCCTGTGTGGGCCTCATCCCGGCCTGCGTCTTGAACAGGTCGTCGATATACAGCACCGGCGCGTTGCACAGTTCCATGATCATCTCGTGGTACTCCTGGTGTTCGTTCACCAGCGCCTTCAGCTTCACTGCCTCTTCCCGCCAGGTCATGTACCGGCAGCCGATGTTGTTCTTGGTCAGTTCGTTCACGATCGCGGTACAGATATGGGTCTTGCCGCACCCTACCTGCCCGCCGGCAAAGAACCACTGCCCGGAAAGGTACCCGCCCAGCGCATACTCGATGGCCTTGGCGGACATTTCTTCCTGCCACTTGTGGTTCAGACAGAAGGTGTCGAACGTCATGTTCCGGTCCACGCCGGACTTACGCATCTTCTCCTCCGCCTGTATCCGTCCCAGGCATTCACACTCTTCTGCCATGTGGTACCCGTTTTCCCAGTAGAACCGGTAACCTACATCCCCGCATAACTCACACCGGGGGTTTTCCGCCTCCACCGGTTCGTATATCTTGGTTGGGAATACCTCCCCCAGCCGGCACCGTTCCCACAGTTGCAGTCCGTTGTTCTTCCTGCGCTCGTCGTATCGCATCCTGGATTCGCGCAATTTCGGATTCTGTTCCAGCAGGTTGTCTACCCATGCTTGCATTTCTCTCCGCGTCCTTTCTCGCCCATGCCCGGATCGTCGCCAGGTGGTCCTTATAACTCTTCCCTGTGGACCTCATGTATTCTGACAGACGGTCTATCCTCCGCTGCCAGTCTCCCGGAAACTCTGTTTGAAGTTTTGCCAGGTCCTCGTCGGATAATAAAACATTTTGATAGGTTCCGTGTTTGTGCCTCTCTTCTTTTATTTCTTTTATTTCTTTATTTCTTTCTTCAATAGGAAGGTTTGCCATTTGTTTGCCATTTGTTTGCCATTTGTTTGACAGTGGTTTGTCATTTTGTTTGACAAGATTTTGATACTGTTGCCAATTAACCACAGTAATAAGCGTGTTACGTGGTGTTTTTTGTTTGACAATTTGTTTGTTATTTTTTAGCAGTTCCACCAATCTGTACACGGTTCTCAGAGGGATATGCAGTGTTTGTGCGACTTCCGGGAACTTGAACAACCCCTGCCCAGGTTCCAGTGTGATCCGCTTCCCCTCGAAAATTGCGTCCGTTTTTTGATAGGTTACATTGCAAAGTATGTACACCCACAAGGTAAAAGTATTAGGGTGCTGCATAAACGGATTTTTAAATATATCCCGGTGGATCTTAATCCATCCACCACCGTCTCCATTCATCACATCACCCCTCAGAACAACGTCTTAATACTCGTCAGATATGGTTTCACATCGTCCACGCTGCGGGCCAGTATGTACGTCCCACCGTGCGCTTTGCATATCTTTTCGAACTCCACCTGGTAGGCAGACTGCTTCCCGGTCCGCGTCTTGATCTCTATGTATAGCGTCTTCCCGTCCTTCAGCGCAGTCAGGTCGGGGAACCCTTTACGGCTCCCCATACCCTGCTGGTGGCGGGTGACGTCCCAACCGTCCAGGCGCAGGATATCCCGCACCTGGTTCAGGATATATGACTCCGGTTGGGTCTTCGGTTGATACCCGTATTTCATTTGTTAATCATCTCCAAAGGGGATCTCATCCTGGGCGGGTCCGTCGAACGGTACCTCCGGCGGAGTGTCCTGTTCCGGCACGTCCATGTCTATGGTCATTTCATCATCGATGTTTCCGGACGCAATGTCCTGTGCGATCTGTACCGTCTTTGCGTCGGCCTTCTGATAGTCAACACTCATGAGGCCCCACTTCCCAATCAACTTACGCAGCACGGTCTTACAGGCCATACCGTCGTAATTGTCTTCCCATATGGCCGGACGCTTCGTCCCCGGTTTGCCTTTCCGGAACTTCTTTTCGTGGGCGTCAATCTGACTTTTCGACATATATATTTTCTTTTCATATCCATTTATCAGACGGAAGAAACCAATGTACCCGACAATAGGAAGTTTCTCGCGTTCCTCCTCGTCCTCGATCCATTGCACTTCGATGTCTTCTGTTAACCGGTCGAAGCGCTTCAACTCACCCTGCCTGACGTCAACCACATTAAGCCGCTCATACGCGCCGGTCCGGTTAGCTAACTGGATCATGCCACGGTAACCCATGATAAACTGTGCCTCACGTTTTCCGGTCTTGCTGTTCCAAAACGGAACCACGTATGCGAACCCCAGTGACTTTTCGATAGGCAGGTTGTACGCGGCCGCCTTCAGTGCGGACTGAATGACCGTCAGTGGCGCGTTAAAAAACGCTTCCCTCAGGTACTGGTCCTCATTGACCATGGACACGATCGACCCCATGAACTGGGGCATACGGTTTCCCAGCAGTTCCTCAAAACGTTTGCGCAGGTTCTCACTGTCAAGCATGGTCTGTAATAACCCGCCCACGGTCTGCTTTGCTGCCTGCTGCATCGGAGCCGGTGCCGGCCTCCCGATAACTTCCTTGCTGTTTACTTTTGCCATAATAGCGCCTCCTTATACTTTTTTATGCACGGAATACCCTAATGGGTTTCCCGATATTGGTATACTTTTTATAAATATTAGGTAATTCTGCTTTTAACCTTTTGCTGTCTACGGTCACCCTGCCCGCCTGGGTTTTCCAGGTGACCTTTGCGTTCCCGATGGTGGCCAGTTCGTGGTTCCCCATGGCGGCCATGATCCGCTGCTTGCACTCCTCCTTTGCGGCCTTCGCTTCCTTCTCTGCAGCTTCGAACCGTTTCATATTTTCCAGCACGCCGGCCATACCGTCCAGCGCAATGCTGCCGGCCATGCCTCCCGGGTAGATATCTCCCAGCGTCTCGCCGGCACTGTCGGTTCCGTCCGGTTCCGGCGGGATCCGTTTCTCTATCAGGTCCCAGAACTTCTGGCCTTCCTCTACCAGGGCCTTGATCTGGTCCTCATTACGTTCTACGACATTCCAGCGGGCGTCATTCCCGCCGATTAATACAGCTATATACCAGCGGTCGTAACCGGTGACTGCCATGTACCACTGGCACTGCAGGTAGTAACCATCCGGGATGTTGTCATCCCGCCAGTATTTCGCCTGGTCCACGCCGGCCGTCTTGATCTCTAGGCCTGCCTTCTCGCCGACCACTTCCCGGTCTACTGACGCCAGCATCCAGGGATGGTCACAGGACTGCATCATGCCGCGGCGGATGACCTTTTTGCCGGTCGTTTCCATGAACCATTCCGCTATGTTCTGCTCATTCTTCATGCCCCAGTAAACCCGCTGGTTCCCGCTCAGGTCGTCCGGTTCCACTTCTCCGGTCTTCTCTGCCCACAAGGCCAGCCGGGATTTCCATGGGTTAAGTCCCATGATCACGCTGGCGTCGGACCCGCCCAGGCCGCTGTTGCGTAACTGCAACCACGCCTGTCTGTCCTTCATTTCTTCGACTGTCATAACAAGTTTTGCCATTCAGATTGCCTCCTTTTTTATTAACACGGTCCGTGTTGTGATAGAGCATCTTACCTCTTCTGCTTTGCTGCGCCAGGTTTAATGCGACCCGGACCGTGTCAGAACCCTATATATCCGCCGGTGATGGCCCATACCACCATTTCCATAACCACCACTACCATGACGCCGGCGCCGACCATGGCAGCTACATCTTTAAATGTCAATCGCATTTCCATCTCTGACCTCCGGCATGAAGTCTGCGCGGATTCGCAGGCCTTCCGCATTCAGTGTTGTTATTGCCTCTTCAACCGTAAATTCACGCTGGTTGATGGCCCGGATAATCTCATCCCGGCGCTTCATGAACCGGGCGATCCTGCTGGTTCCAAACCCGAACTCATCCCGCAGGGCAGTGATCTCTGCGACGGCCGCGTCCCTGCATCCGTCGTTGTATAGTTCACACCCGAACCCGTTGAGCCAGGTGTTAAGGTCCTGCCTGTCGTAACCCTTGATCCGCTTATAGGTTGCGCGATTGATTACTTCTCTCATCCCCACAACCTCGCTACCAAGTACATCCCGCCCACGATCGGGGCCATGAACGCCAGCGCCATCTCCAGCGCCGTCCGCATTTCATCATCCTTTAAGCTGAAACCCATCATTGTACGCCACCTCCCTGGCACGTTATCATGATCCTCGTTATCCGTTCTTCCAGGTCCTTTACCCGCTTACGGAGGGACTTGTTTTCCATTTCCTTCTTTTCCCATTCGTAAGCTGTATGCCTTGCCACGTCCGGCGGGAGTGCTTCCAACTCCAGCACCTCTTTGGCGCTGTACTTAACCCCAGGCAGATTACTCAACCTGTGCAGCAGGCCGTCGTACTCTTTCTGGCGGATTGCATTCTCATGGCACTTCCACCGGGCGGCCAGTTCCTTCGTGGTATATACCGTGTCCACGGTTGCCTCCTTTTCCACTCTCAAGACACCTTATCGGCAAAAAAAATTGCATTAACTTCTGCGGCCGTCAGCTTGTAGCGCTGCTTAATGAACAGGATTTCCGTCTGTTTAAACTCAGCGTTGTTCCCGTTGATCTTTGCGTTAAGCCTGGAAAGGCTAACCCCCATCGCGTCTGCCAGCGTTTTCTGCGTGTCCCCATTCTTAACCATGGCGGACCGGAGCAGTGCTTCGTTCATCGTTCCACCTCCTTTTTTATTTTCTTTTGTCGTCTTCGTTTTCCACTTTCAAGACACTTTCATTTTAAACTACACACGATATCTTGTCAAGATATTTTTTCTTGTATTTTAAACATTTTGTGGTATAATTTGGTTACCACACAAAAACAGGAGGTATTCAAAAAATGGAGTTCAAGGATATTCTGAAGCGGGAGAGACTGCTCCGCGGGTACACCCAGGAGGAACTGGGACGCCTGGTCGGACTTAAAAAGTCCGCCATACATAAATACGAAAGCGGACTGGTCGTTAACCCGGGCCGGTCCCTGATCCTCAAGTTCGCGCAGGCACTGAACGTGTCTCCGGCGTATCTGCTTGGTATTGAGGACAACGCGCCGGAAGAACACACAGCAGAGGAGAAGGACCTGCTGGCATCGTTCCGCAGGTTGAATTCAGAGGGGCGTGCTAAGGTCCTTGAATACGCGAAGGATCTGGCAGGGTTGCCTCAGTACATAGTAAAAAATGCGTCATCCGTGTCGTAAGGTGGTGGTGGTAAAATGAAAACAAACACAACGTACCGAATGAAGGACGGATCCTGGCAGGTGATAGTCAGCTACAAAGATGGATCCCGCTGGCGCCAGAAGTCCCGCCAGGGGTTCGCCACGAAGCGGGAGGCCCGGGAGGCAGAGGCGGAACTGTTAAGTGCAATAAAAGAAAGGCCCCGTCCCGTGGACGAGGCCCTGAAGGATATCACGCTTATAAAATTCTGTGAGATATATCTGCGCGGGAAACCGGCACTGGCACGTTCGACCCGATTCCATTACGCCGACGCTGTAAAATCGCTTCAGGACGTCGCAAACATGCCGGTCCATACCATTACATATCTGCACCTCCAAAACGCGATCAGCGGCTGGAATATAGCGCCTGGCACCCAAGTCCTGTATCGCACAAAGTTGAATGCACTGTTCCGCGCTGCTATTAAACCGTACCGGATTATAAAGGATAACCCAATGGAAGATGTAGCTATTGTCAGGGACCGGCAGAAGAAGGCGAAGCGGGTGCTGACCGGCGACGAGATCCGGCAGGTACTGGCCACCAACGACATGGCGCTGCATATCCTCTACTACACCGGCCTCCGGAAGGGGGAACTCCTGGCGCTGACGTGGTCGGACGTTGACTGGAAGCACAGCACGCTGACCATCAGCAGGCAGTTCGCCAACACAGGGAAAGGGGAATGGGGCAACGTTCCCTTAAAGAGTAAGAACGGATACCGGGAGATCCCGCTGCCGGCCGTCCTGGTCCGGGAACTGAAACGCTGGCACGACTCCGCGCCAATGGATATGTCCCGCCGGTTGTTTCCGTTTCCTTGCTACACTTATAAAAGTATCCAGCAGAAACTGAAGCGCATTGCCGGGGACCTGACGCCGC